AATATTTTCCTTGTCAAAATTTATCAATAACTTCTCATCAATGTTTCATAATGAATCCAGAAGATTTTGTAAGAGGAGATGAACTTGGAGAAATCATTGGGATTGTTCATTCGCACCCAATTACACCGCCTGTCGCTTCAGAAGCCGACAAAATAAGCTGTGAAGATTCAAATTTGCCTTGGTATATTGTCAACCCCAAAACAGAAACTTGGGGATATTACGAGCCTTGTGGGTTTAAAGCGCCTTTACTAGGAAGAACTTGGGTTTGGGGTGTTACTGATTGTTTGAGTTTGGTGGAAGATTGGTATTTGCAAGAAAAAGGAATTTCTTTTAAAAAGGCTACAAGACCTTTAACACCTGAAATATTTCATGAAAATCCACAATCAAAAGAAGATGGAGATTTCAATAATTATTTAATTACAGCGGGTTTTCGTTTATTAACACCAGACGAAAAACTACAAAATGGCGATGTTTTGGCGATGAGTATTTTAGGCAAAGGTTTAAATCATGTTGGAATTTTTATAGATGGTGATGTTTTGCATCATTTAGGAGATAGACTATCTTGTAAAGAACCATACAATCCTTGGTTGTTAAAATGTACAGGGGGTCGGTATCGTTATGATGCGTA